GAAGAGAAGTTAATCAACGTGATTTTGAGCTCAAATCCTTGCCCGAAGTGCGTGGAAGCGGGCCATAGCAAACCGATGACGCTGGAAGGCTGGAAAAAATCGGAGTGGGGATTGCCGGGAAGCAGCGGTCGATATTGTAAGTCATATTGCCATTGCATACTCGTTCCGATTGGCATGCTGGAAGAATTGCCAAACATCAAAAAACTGGTAGAAAAGGCAAGCGAAACAATAACCCTGAGAGCTGTCGTGGATATTCATCCAAATGAAGAGATCCTGAAGGAGTTAATGGACGAATGGAACGAGACCAGAGGAAAACTGCCGCCAGAAATATATGAAATGGATATCGAAGACGTGATTGCTTATCTAAAAAAACTAATGGGGAAAAAATGAGCATTAAAATTACAGGAACTATTGAAGTTCGGAACCTTTTCAAATCGATTGATGAATTTTTAGGATCGAAAAAACCGATGGAAAATTTCTGCGAAGGAATAAAAGAAAGAATTCTTCAAAAGACGGAAGAAGGAAAGGATTATAAGAGCCGGAAATTTAAGGCTTATTCAAAAGCCTATGCAAAACGAAAAGGGACAACCCATGTGGACCTAAAAGTAACCGGGAATATGCTTGGCGCATTAAAAAGCACGGCCATATCGCCGACACAGGGCCGGGTCTGGGTGGAAGGGAAATCGCATGGGCGAATTCGCTGCGATATGCTGGCCGAAATCCATACAACCGGAACAGGGAAACAGCCGCAACGAGAATTCATGAATATTTCACAAACAGGAGTGAAAGAATTGACCAAAAAACATTTCAATGATCCGCTTCTGGAATTGGCCAGAGCGACAAGGACATGGGAAAAATGAAAATTATAATCAAAGGGGGTTAAAAATGGCGAAAAAGAGAAGGAAGACGCCTCAATTCAGTTCAAAAGAGGCAAAACGGAAATATGAGGCATATAAGCATATCCATATTTGTGGCAAAAAAAGGAAATGATTTTATTTGGCCCTGAGGCCAATTCTCCCCATGAAGGGGAAATATTAACGGAGGTAAGAAATGCAAAAACCAAATCAAGGCCAGGAAGGCCAGGGTCAGGATGACCAGAAGAAAAAAGATGGCAAAGAGGGGGAAACCAATATCCAGAAAGACGGTATTGACCCCAAAATTGCTGAAATAATGAAGGACCCGGACGCGGTCCTGTCGCTCCTGGAGGCGAAAAGGGCGGCCAATGCGGAGGCGAAGAAATATCGCGAGAAATTAGAAGCGCTGGAAGCAGAAAGGAAGAAGATGGAAGAAGAATCATTGAAAGAACAGGGAAAATTTAAAGAACTGGCCGAAACACTTAAAAAGGAAAAGGAAGAAATGGAGCGGAAATTCAGGGAAACCCTGATCTGGAAAGCCTTGGAAAATGAGGCAATCAGACAGGGAATTATTGACCCGGAGGCTGTGAGATTAGCCAATACGAGCCTTATTAAGGTCAATGAGCATTATCAGATTGAAGGTGTAAAAGAAGCGATTGAGGCCTTAAAGAAAGAGAAAGCATATCTATTCGAGAAAAGGGATGATAAACAATCGCCACCGCCACCACCCGGAGAGAAACCAGGGTTTAGGAAAACCCAAATAAAAGAGGGAGAGAACTTAACGCCCGAACAAAGACTGGAGAGGGCGCTTCAGATGAAAAAATAAATTTAGAGGAGGTAATTTAAAGTGGCGCATTCGCTTGTTGAGTATGCAAAGACATCTCAAGATGAACTGCGAAGAGCAGTCATTGAGATTTTTGCAAAGAGTTCTCCGGTCCTGGATAGTCTCCGCTTTACCGACATTCAGGGAGGTGCCCTTCAATACAATGTAGAGAAGGCGCTTCCTGGAATTGGTTTCAGAGGTATCAACGAGGCGTATTCAGAATCTACCGGACTTCTGAATCCGGCCGTTGAGAAACTGAAAATCATTGGCGGAGATATGGACACGGACAAGTTTCTGGTTAAAACGATGGGCGAGGCCCGACGGACAGCTGACGTAAAAATGAAGCTTAAAGCAGCGGCCCTGTATTTCACCAAAATCTTTTTTGATGGCGATGAATCCTCAGATCCCAGACAAATTGATGGATTGAATAGGAGATTAACGGGCAGCCAGGTTATTGTGGCCGGGACGAATGGAGCGCAGCTGACGGAAAACATGATGGATCGATTAATTGATGCCGTGGATGGAGGCCCCACCGATCTATACATGGGAAAAAAGATGAGACGACAGCTGAATAATTTGGCCAAATCAAGCACCCTTTTAAAAGCTGAGGTTGATCAATGGGGCCGACCGATTGAAACTTATGCGGGCATTCCCATTCGGATTATTGAACGGGATAACCTAGACGCGGAGATTTTGGATTTCGACGAGACCCAGGGGACTTCCAATAATACCGGTTCAATATATGCCGTCCGAAATGAAGAGGGATATCTTGAGGGCATCCAGTCCGCGCCGATCGAAGCTTATGATTTAGGGGAATTGGAAACCAAACCTGCTTACAGAATCCGGGTTGAATGGTATGTCGGAATTGCTTTATTCCACCCCAGGGCCGCAGCCAGGTTAAAGGGCATTCTCGCCGCGGTTGATTAAGGAGGTGCAAGGTGAGTGAAATTCAATATGACGCATTATTGGAACTGAAAGCCTCTGGCGCAATTACGGCGGACGGAAATGGAAGCGCTGTTCTGGTTGGCCCTTCACTTCGGGGAAAACTAAAAGCGGTAATCCATATTACAGCAGTCAGCGGAACGAGCCCCACAATTGATTTTAAACTTCAGGAATCGGATGACCAGTCTACCTGGACTGATATCAAACATTCCAGGTTTGACCAGATTGACGCTGTGGGTGTCTATCAGCAGGAATTCTCTACTACCAAGAAATATATCCGCCTTGCCTGGGATGTTGCTGGCACTTCTCCATCATTCACGACCTGGGCCTATGTAACCACAGCGCCCTGAGATGAGAAAGTTAAGAGGGGGAGGGGACTTATATCCCCTCCCATTCTCTTAAAATGGAGGCAAAAATGGCGATATATCTTGTGAAACATCCTGATCCAAATTTCAAGGGGTTTTTGGCAGGAATTGATTTTGATAATGGAATAGGCTCCACGAATTGCAAGCAATATGCAGAAGAAGCTGCCAGGCTCATCGGTGGACAGGTCATTGAACCGACAAATGAAGGAACCACAGAAAAAATAATTGAAAAGAAAGCCCGGAAAAAATGAAGGTTGAAATTTTAACAGAAAATGAAGCGACTCAGGGATTGCCGTTTCCTTTTGAGGTAAAAATCTATGAAAATGGAGTGCAGGTTGTCCCGACTTCGGCGACCATCACCGTAAAAAGCCCCTCTGGCGAAACAGTGATCGATGAAGCAGAAATGACAATCAGTCAAGCCGGAACTCTAAGCTATACAATTTCAGCCAATCTATTATCAATGCTTTGGGAAAATGCGCTTATAGAGGTCAATTATGTTGCCGGTGATAAATCTTTCAAATCGATATTCTATTTTGATGTTGTTATTTGTCCGTTAAAACCGACTGTAACAGACGCAGATTTACAAACCTATTTCCCGCAACTGGGAGAAGAAATCTGGGTTGGAGAGACAAATTATGATAAACAAATTCAAGAAGCCTTCAGAATAATCAAGAGAGATATAAAAAATAAAGGCCGTCGGCCATCAATGCTATTGGACGGGAGTCAAGTTAGAGAGCTGCTGATAATAAAAGCGTTCGAGCTTATCTTCTTTGATTTTGCTAAAAGCGAAGGAGATATCTGGTGGAAGAGATATGAAGAGATGAAAGAGAAATATAAAACGGCATTCGAGAATCTGCTAATCAAATATGACCAGGACCAGGATTCGTTAATAGATTCGACTGAAAAAACTACTTCATTGGGCCAGATAGTTTTGGAACGCTGATGGGAGATATAAGACAAATTATTGAAGTTATTGAGACCAAACTGGAAGGGCTTGGATATAAGCCTACGGATGAGGTGTTTGATTTTGATTCAGTTCCCAATTCTATCATGGATAGAGCATTCAGAATTGAAACAAGAATGATAGAGAATGCATATTATTCGGGCCGGATAGCGAATCCGAAACAAGAGATTTCAGTATATATTGCTTACAAAGAAAGACGAGCAATGAGGGCAGTATGGAAGATGGCTTATGATGAAATGGAGGTAATAGAAAAAGAGCTGATGACGCCAGGATTGTTTGCGGGACTTGTTTCAGATCCATTGATATGGATGAACAATGAGGCAAGCACGCTCAAATATTTGGAAAACTATCTGATATTAAGGATGGTTTTTGTGGTCGATTATCTCAGAGATATATCGCAGTAAGAGGAGAAAAAATATGGACAAAAAATTTATTTGGCTGGCCGATGATTGCTTTCCCCGTCGAGGACCAAAACTGGAAAAGGGGAAATCCTATGGAATGGAAGATTTTCCCGAAGGTTCAGTAGAGGCCTGGATCAAGGAAGGGAAAGCGAAATGGGCCAGAGAGAAAAAAGAAATTAAAGAATCAGGGGGTGAATAATGGCAATACCAACTCAACCTTCAGGTTTTCTTTATGTGGCTGGAGCGAAAAAGGCTTCGACATGGGGAACGGCTGTAGCTTTAGGGGCCGGAAATAAACTCCTTATTGAGTCGTTAGACGGATATGTAAGGAAACAGGATTATATACCGGCAATAGAGGCTGATTTTCCGGCCGTAAGAGAAGGCGACCTTGGACCAGTAAAGCCGATTGATTTCTCAATCGGTTTTACCATGAGGTATGACCCGGGGGCATTGGGCACATTGATTGCCTGCCTTTTTGGGATTGCGGGGACTCCCACACAGCAAGGGTCAACAAGCGCCTATAAACATGTTTTGAAATGGGCAGATACGACATATGGTCTTTTTGTCACCTTTGCGGCTGAATATCCGAACAAAATATTTGAATCGGCATCATGCAAAGTGATGTCGCTTGATCTGAATATTTCTGGCGGTTTACTGAAGGGAACGATTGGATTGCGGGCAAATACAATAATCAATGATAGTGCAGTGAATACAAGTTTGGACTCGTTAACCGCTCCAGATATTGAAAATCGGGTCAAAGCGATTCAGGCCATATTAAAGATGAACGCTCAATCGGCGGGAGATGTCAGTCAAGAGACGGCGCTGGTATTTAATGACCTCAAAATTAGCTATAAGAGAGCTTTCGATGAACCTCTTCCCCACGGCGCAACCTCAATTATAGAACCAGCGGAAAATGCGAGGCCGACCTGGGAAGTATCGATTGGATTCCCGAGAATGAATTCTCAGAATGAGGGATTTTTCCAGACGGCTTTTAAGGATGAAACAGAGCAAAAAATGTTGATTGAATTTACGGGCGCCCAAATAGCGGCCCCATATAATTACAAACTGTCGTTGTATTTCCCGCGATTGAGGATAATTCATCCGGAATATACCTGGAAAGAAATTATTGAAGCCGGTTTGCAACTTGTGGGAGAGGAAGCCGCCACGAATCCAACGGGAATGAACGATAAAAGGCCCTATATCGAATTGATTAATAAGCAGACAACGGATTATCTGGGATAAGGAGGAAATATGCCTCGACTAAAGGTGCCGGAGGAGGCTATCTGGAGAGAATTTGAAATTGAGACGAAGTTGATTTATCCGCCTGTTTTAAAGTTGAAAATTAAACCCACATTCAGAAAAGAGATAATTAACCAGCTCTATAGCTCTATTGATTCAGGAGTTAAAGATAGCGCCACGAGGAAAGAAATCATAGAGTCATTTAAAAATCTGGCTGAATATGCCAAAAAACTCGTAATCGATTGGGACTTGACAGATGAAAATGACCAGCCTATTCCCTGCACAGTAGAAACAAAAGAAAAATGGCTTGACCCTCTTTTATGGGAATATGTGAAGAAAGAAGAAGAACAGGATAATAAATGGCTCTGGCATGAGATTATAG